AAATAGTCACGGTTATAAATGTGAACCCATCGGTTTATGGCACAAGTGCAAAAATGATTACATCTGTATCTTTAAACACGTTCACTGTTGCGGATTACGCTGCTGGTCTTGCTCCATATGTTTCTGGTGGTCAAGCAACCGCGACTGGAAATGATTACACCGTACAGCGTTACGGAATTGAAATTTACAGAGGATTCCCTAACGACGTCGTTGACATTACGTACACTGGCGGGTTAGACGGTGAAGCGATTTCAATGTTTAAATTGATGATTCTTCGAGCAGCCACTCGCGAAATGCAAAATATGCATGACGACGTTGTTGGTGTGAAAGATTTGAATCCACGTAACGTAGCTCCAATGGAAACAGGTTTCACTGAAAAAGAATTGCTTGCGTTGCGAAGGTACAGACGCAGAAGAATATAGCCATGGCAGATATTTCAATCCGAACTACTGGCATCAACAAGGCCATTGCGCGTATGGCTGCAATTAATACTCGAGCACAAGCATTTAACCCAGTATTTATTAAGGCAAAAGCAGAACTAGCACTTGCTAATTCATCTAACTTTGCAAGCAACGGTCTCCTTGTTGGTGGATGGGCTCCACTTGATGCTGAATATGCTGCATGGAAAATGTCTCGCTTCCCCGGTGCTCCACCAATGGTGCGGACTGGAAGATTGTTTGCGAGTCTCGCTGGAGCAAATGCTTCTGCTTTCAGAATGACGAATACATCTATGTCTGTCGGAACAACTGTTGAATATGCAAAGTTCCATCAATACGGAACATCAAAGATGGCGAAACGTAAAATTGTTTTTGAACCACCTGGTTTTGCAAAGAAAGTTGGAGCTGATGCTGGAGCATGGGTTGCTAGAGGGGAGTTCTTCTAATGGCCGCTGAACTCATGTACGGAGCACATTTTGCTAAAAGCTTCGTCAATACATACCTCCAGTCAGATATTCCACGCCGATTAATTCGATACCGAAATGGTTGGTCTCTTGATGACATCTCTCTTCCAAATCCAGTTGAATATTTGACTTACGAACCGTTAGCTCTTGATGTTTGGCCAACGATTATTACTGTAGCTATTTCAACAAAAAGGTTCGAAAGAAGTGGCTATGAACCAGGGACCAATCCTTCATTCAGGGTTGTTTACGGGATGAGAACGTATATCTGGGTTCGAACCGAGGGCTCGGAACAAACAACTGAAATGAGAGACAGACTTACAACTGTTGTTCGCTCAGCTCTTATGGACTATCCATGCCTCCAGAGAGAGGGTGCTGAACGGGAAGCAATGGTTGAGGAGACAACTCTCACAGAAGAGTTCTCTGACTTGACGCTACTCAAGGGTGACAGGGTGCTTGCTGGCGCCTATCTTGGCTATGACCTAATCCTCAATGAGGCTATTGCCCGCGACAATATCGCCGATGAGGTTCTGCAGTATCAGTTGACGGTTGGACAGAATTCATTGAGTTCTTCAATTATTACCAATTTCTCAAACGCTTCAAGCGTTATTGTAGGGTAAAATGGACATTAACTTTTTCCAAGCACTAGATGAGTGTGTAGATAAAGCCCCAGCAGAAATGCGTGGATATATTCAGATACACAATGTTTCTGGGTCAATTATCCCTGTTGTTGAAGGCTGGTATTTAAGAACGTTTAAAGCAGCTTTTGTGCATCCAGATAATGCAAAAGTACAAAAGCTGATAAAGCTTCGAAGGGTGCGCATAGTTCCCTTTGAACTGGAAAAGCCAGTAAAAAGCAAAAAAGCAAAACAAATCCCAGAAGAACCAAGCGAAGATGTCAAGAAGATAACCGAGCTTGATATGTTAGAAAATATGTTTTCAAATTCATTAAATAAAGAGACTGGCGAATAAACGTTCGCCAAAAGAGTGTGTCGTTTTAGTACACTCTCATTAGTCTCATAACAAATAGTTCCTTGATGAAATGGGACGGAGGAAACAATGCCAGGCATAGTTGTAACAACTGCGGTCCGGACGGGCCCAACAAACCCACAGACGGCCGCCACCGCGACAATGTTCGTTGCTGGAATCACTTCACGTGGACCAGACGGAACGGCTCATCTCATAACGAGTCTTTCGGACTTTGAAGACATCTTTGGTGGCTACACCTCAGATGGATTTGTCCATCAGACAATTGAAACATTCTTTGAAGAAGGTGGCTCGCGCGCCTATGTTTCTCGTGCAGTAGAAGTAGCAGCAGTAGAAGCTGATTGCTCAATTCTTTCAACCGGCACCGAGTGCGTAAACCTCCTTGCTTCTGGAGTTGGCACATGGGCCAATACGAATGCAAACTTTGGTTTGACAGCTTCGGTTGGATATGTTGTTGCTGCAACATCGTTTAAAGTCCAATTGCGACTCAATAACTCCCTTGTTTGGACAAGCTCAACACATACTTCAGTAGCAAACTTTATTGAAGAAGTGAACAACAACACAACAGCTGCGCTCTATGTAACAGCAACAGCTGGTGCTTCAAGCAACTTGCCTACTGCTGGTAGTTACTCATTTGCTGACGGAACAAACGGAAACAGCCCTAGCGCTGCAGAACTCGCAAACGCGCTTGATGCATTTACATCAAACTTGGGACCTGGTTCAGTTTGTGTGCCTGGACATTACGACGCATCGTTGCGCACAGAACTTATAACGCATGCTGCTGAAAACAACAGAATTGCAATCATGTCATTTGCAAAAGATGATACATATGAAGATGCAATCTCTGATGTTGCAGGCTACTCAAGTGAACTAAATGCAGAATTTGGTGCATTCTTCTTCTCATGGGTCAAGAAGCCGAACGGCTCGCTGACGATGGTAATTCCACCTGAGGGATATGTTTGTGGCAAGCGCGCAAGAGTTCATAACCTGTTTGGTTCTTGGAACCCATACGCTGGTGAAAGAACAGAAGCAAACTTCGTAACAGGTGTTTATCAAACGCTGTCAAAGACTGCTGCTGATGCTCTTGATGCTGGTTTCGTGAACCCAATCAGAGTTATAAACGGAACAGTCCGTGTCTATGGAGCTCGTTCAGCTTCTGACGATACAGACAACTTCCGCTTCATCATGGCTCGTGAAGTTCTTAACCAAATTACTTACGAAGCAGAATCTGCTCTTGAAGCCTTGCTGTTCTTGCCAATTGACGGTCGTAAATCAACATTTGCGAGAGTTCAGGCAACACTGGTTGCAATCATGGACAGAATCCGTATCGGTGGAGGTCTCTACGAGGCCTTTGATGCGAACGGCAAGCAAATTGACCAGGGCTACACGGTCCAAGTTAATGATGCCAACAATCCTTTGACCCAGCTTGCAACTGGTGTCATCAAGGCCAAGGTTGGCGCAAGAGTCTCCTCAATTGGTGACACAATTGAAGTAGAAATTACAAAATCGAACCTGACGGCATCGTTGGTTTAGGAAGTTACGGAGGAATAAATGGCTAGCAATAAATTGGCTCAAAGGCAAATAATTGCCGAAATCACGCCAATCACTGGTGACGTGACTGGTCCAAACCTTTCTGGATACTTTGCACAGGTGTCGGGTGGAGAAATCACGGCCGCTGTTGAAAAGATTTACATTGGCGGACAAGCATTCCCAGAAGTGCTTTGCGCACCATCGGAAGTCGGCGACGTGACTCTTACTAAGCACTATGACCAAGACTTGAGAACCACGATTCAAGGTTTGCGCACCATCGTTGGTCGTGCATACTATGAAATCAAGGTTTATGACACAGATTGCGACCTTGCAAATCAGCAGTCAGAGCGTGTTTATTCAAAGGCTCTTCTTGTTGGTCTTTCTGAGCCAGAAGGTGATGCATCTTCAGGCGCTCCAGCAACAATTGCTTTGACATTTGCTGTTTCTGGTGCTCCAACACAGTAATAATAACTGTTGACATCCACTACTAAGCTTTAGTCTTTGATAGTGTTTCGCGTATGAGCAACTCATTCTACGAAGAAACAACAGAAACCACACGCGACACACAATCTCTCGAAGAGAGCGACAATGTCCTTGACCAATTAAAGGTCGTCATTGGAAAAGCTGTAAAGCGTGCAGACATTTTTATTAACGTTCCAGAACGTCCAGGCGTCACATTGTTGATTAGCCCAAACATCACACAGAACCAAATCAAGTCATGGCAAAAGAATGCCGGCTCTGAAACAAAGAATGGTGTTGATGCAA